GATGTGCAGTATATCTTATCTCTAAATAACAGCGTAGAGCCTTGTGTGAGCTCTACGTAGTATAAATTACCCTCGTTGAGTATGTTAGAAGTAATATCTACCTCTATGTAATTGCCGACAATTACTGAAGTCAGGTTAGTAAGTGTTTGAGTCTTCTTAGTTCCGTCTTGAGTAATTACCAGCTGTAGATTACTAGCCTCTACGTATTGTCTAGGGACTATGGTAATCGTTTGTTCTGTAGTGATTGGTTGTAAGACTATCATATTAAGATAATCATTTACAGCGTGTTTTGTTTTAAAAGAAAAACCCCCAGCTATTGCTGAGGGCTTTCCCAATATATAACCAAAAGAAATGAACGAGTACTTATGAATTAGTACCCGCAGTGATGGTGATAGTAGCTCCACCAACTTCCCATTCAGCAGCTCCTTTAGAACCACCAGTAAAGTCGATGAAGTTAGCAGGCATTTTCTCCATACCAGTCAAAGTCAAAGTGTAACCAGAAAGATCACCCATTGCAGAACCAGTAACGATAGTACCTCCACTTACTTCAGCACCATGCTCAGCTCCAACTACAAATACGTTTCCGTTGTAGTCTTCAACAAAGATGTGAGGTCTTCCGTAAGACATTAATTTCAATTGTTTGTTGTCAGCAGGACTCAATTTGTGTAGAGTTAGAGACAATACTTGCTCGAAGAAAGTTGTACCATTCTCTCTAGAAGAGTTAATGTTTTGAGTCAAGTTAGAGTTACCTTTTACTTCGTATTTGTAAGCGGTGAAAGCAGCGTCAGAGAAGTCATCGATCATATCAGATGTGCCATCTACTTCAGCAGTTCCATACTCACCATAATTTACAAAGTAAACAGCAGTAATCCCACCTACAACGTCCTTGCAAGGTTCTTTACGTCCAGCGTTAATATCACAAGCCATTTATATAAATTTTAAGTGTTAGTTGAATTAGTTAATTATTAGCAGGGGGTTTTGAGCCCCCTGCATATAATTATGTATTAAGAATAAAGTACGATATCAGATCCGATTCCGTATTGAACACCGCTGGTGAATCTCATCACCACTCGGACGTTCTGAGATCCGTCGATCGATCCCATGTCAATAACTTGTACTTCATTGTGGTCAGATAACAAGCCAGTACCGAAGAATAGGTTAGACTTCTCAGCAGCCATAGCAGTGTCAGCAGCAAGACCATTAGCTACGAACAATTTAACACCGTCGAAAGACAATGAACCGTTGTTCCACCATTGAGTACCTTGAGCATTAACACCATTAGCGCCTAGTCCAGAAGCACCAAACCCACCAAGAGCACGTACGTAAGCACGAGCGATGTTTTGAGAGATGTAGATGTAAAGATCTTCTTTTCCGTAAAGAGCAGAAGGAACAGCATCAACGATTTTACCAAGCTCAGCAACTACGTTAGCAGCAGTAACGGTAGTACCAACTACATCGATAACAGAAGCATCAGCCAAAGCCAAAGTAACTAGACCATCGAACTCACCAGCAGTAGCGTTAGCTCCAGACCAGATAGTTTGCTCAGTTTTCTCAGCAACTTTAGCAGCTACGTGAGCGATCAAGAAATCTTGGAAAGAAGGAGGCAAGTTGTCAAATGCAGAGTATCCCATTTGTACAGCTTCCCAGTCAGAGCGGAAGTCTTTCTTGCACAATTGCAAGTTAACTTGGAATTCTTCTGGTTGAAGAATACGCTCAGTCAATGTCAAAGTAGAAGTAGGATCGAAATCACAAGTTGCATTCTTAACGATACCGTCAAGACCAACTTTTTTCATAACCTCTTTGTACTTTACATTAGGTTTAACAGTGATACCACCGTTTTCGATGGTAGCAGCAGACAAGAGAGCAGCAGCGATATATTTGCCTGCAAACTCACCAGCATAGGTAGTAGTAATTGAAGTAGTAGTAGCCATTTTTTATATTATTTAAATAGTTTGTTAAATACAGAATCAACAGTGGTCTTAGGACCTCTTTGTGCGTAAAGATTCAAAGGACCTTTAGCAACTTCAGCCTCTGGAGTGTGAGTGATTGGTGCAACTTCTTCTGCAACGGACAATTCAACCTCAACTTCTTTCACATCAGCTGAAAGCTCTTGAGGAACTTCCATCTCTTCTTTCTTGCTTCCCATTTCAGCGATAACAGCCTCATACATTGCCTTCATTTCGGCTAATGCTTTAGCTAACTCTTCTTTGGTAGCATATTTGTCTTCACCTTCAGCGGTATCTTCGATAACATCTTCAGGAGAAGCTTCATCTTCCATAGGCATTTCTGCCAATTCTACTTCCTCAGCAATTACTTCGGGAGCAGCTTCTTGCTCAACAGCTAATTCTACTTCTTTAGATGACTCAGTCATGACGACTTCTCCATCAGCAGAAAGAATGATGCTCTTGAACTTGTCTAAAATTTCACTTGCTTTCATATGATTTATTAGGTTAAACTTTCTAAATCTCTAAGGATAATTAGATTAATTCTACGTTGTTCTATTTTTACCCGTTCTGACGTACCATAACTCGTACACCATCAGGCTTCTTCTCTTCTTTAGATTCCACCTTTTCAACAAGAGGCTTTGAGATAGCCTCTGGTTTCAATTCTTTCTTCTTTTTCATTATTCGATTATTTTAGTTACACTTCCTATTCCTTGAGCCTGCAAAGACCCATCACAGCACTTAGTTGAGTAAGTACCGTTTTTGCATAAGCACCCTCTCCTACTATTCTGTGGAGAGGTGCGACTTGGTGTTTTATTAGTCTTAGATCGCATTTTGTGTTCTTTGAATGAAGTAAATAACATCCCAAATCTGAGAGTTGTGACCTATTGATGTGATTCTCCAAATAGAGCCATTGTCTACAAAATTCTCATCAACATAGTATTGGAATGCTGCGTGAAAGTTATGCTCAACATCGTTTCCTCTTGGGAATGTAAAGTCTTGAGACAATCTCGAATAAGTAGTTCCGTTCACATTATCTAACTCAAGTTTCAAATATGTCTGAGCAGCATTCGAAGCAGACGCCTTAAATGTTACAGTCATCATATACGCATCATTCTCGTTTATGCCAAGAACCTTATTTGTAGTCCCGTTATAGAATGATATGCTTGAGTCGCTTCTTACTACACTACCAGCGTTGTTGGGCATAATGGTAAGAGTACCTGCGGTCAATGTTAGCTTAGAGTCTGAATCATATTGAGTGTCATCATATCTCGCCCATCCTAGATTACGAGTACCAGTCTGAGGATACACTATTACATTTGACCCATTGAAGCCCATATAGAGGGCTTCATCGGTCACCTGCATAGCACCTTGTTCTATGTTTACTAAGTCTTTATTAGCCTCAGTAGTCTCCTGAACGTGTACCTTATAAGCTGAGTTTACAGTTGTACTCATCGACCTTGTCCTTTATATAACTTCTTGTAGTTCTTGCTTGACTTTAAGCTTGATGTTTGTGACTTAGCGTGTACGTTAGGTCTGCTGACGTTTGGTTTTACGGCCTTAACGAAGGCTGCCTGCTTCTTAACTGCCATTATTCTCCTCTTTTGATTTGATCTAGCTTTCTTTTAGCCCACTCTATGCCTTCCGTTCCTCCCCATCCTAACCAAGCTACGTGTCCAGCATCTTTCCAAGCCTTACCTCTGTATTCTGGAGCTACAGCAGCGTTCTTTCTGTGTCTGGCAAATGAAGACATACGAGCAATAGTCTGTCTGGAGATCCTTTGTCTCTTAGCCAACTGATTGGCACGTCTCCATCCAATTGCTGTCATTCCATTAACCTCGTCACCATACCTTTTACGCCAGTTTAAGACCTTCTGAGCGTTGTCTGAGGCTGCTTGAGGGTAATCGTCATATGAAGCTAATTCGACCTCTCCTAGAGCGTCTAATAGCTCCTCCATAACTGATAGAGCCTCCATTTCGTCAGCAGATAGTTCTTCTTCTACTTCTTCCATAGGTCTGTCTACGTTATCAGCGAAGAATCCTTCAATACTGAAGCCTTTAACTCTACCAGTCTTAACGTAGTTATCCCAGATGTCATCATTGTTTACCTTCATTGATATCATCCAAGTACCTTCAGGCATAGACAAACCGTACTTTGTAGATTTATCGAGCTTGGAGTCTTCTACGATCCAAGACTCGACAACTGATAACCCATTAAGTTTAATCTCGTGTTCTAGAGTAGAATTGTTTTGGTTGCCTCTAGATAGGAACAACTCGGAAGCCTTACGCACCGTATCATCGCTAAAGAAGATATAGTATTCTATCTTCCCGTTGTTGCGATAGATCTTCTTGTTTGGGATCAAAGCTGGTCCCATGAGAATACGCTTCTCTTTGTCAATCTCAGCTAACTTAATCTCTTGAGAATTTAAGTATATGAAGTCTTCTTCTATAGCTGGACTCTCTACAACAGACACAGCGTGGATGCCGCTGAAGTCGTTGTTGTCGTCAATTACAAGTTCAATAACTTCTATTTCCATAGTAAGGATAATTTATTTTTATCGATTTGTTTTGTTTTATTCAAATAAACAACTACATTTGTAACTCAGATGTCGTTGTCTGGATTGTCTTTGTTTGTTATGGCTAAGCCTCCCGTTAAAAGGAGGCTTTTTCCATTTATATAGTAGCTGTAGATATCTTCTTTCTTTCCAGCTCTTGTGCAGTAGACACGTCAGAAGCTACAACATAAGTCTTCACTGGTCTGTCTAATTGACCTTGTACTACAGCAGCTAATTGGCTGACGTTAGATTGGCCCACTACGTTGAAATCAGGAGCTTGCACAGCAGGAGCAGAAACTTCTCCACCTCCAGATGGAGTCGAGATAGCAGAAGGAACGAATTG